CGTCTTCCCCGACCGCGAGCTGGTCGACGTGCTGGAAACGGGCATGGGTGCGCGATCCCAACCGCTCACCGTCTACATCACGACGGCCGGCACGGATATGCAAGGGCCGTGCTACAAGGACTGGCAGCGGGCCGAGAAGATTCGCGACGGCGTCCTCAAGGACGACACGTTCCTGCCTTGCATCTACGCGGCGCCGGCAGATGCCGACCCGTTCATCGAGGAAACCTGGAAGGCCGCGAATCCGAACTACGGCGTGACGCTGAAGCCGGACTACTTCCACCAGATGAGCCTGCGGGCGAAGCAGTCGCCGAGCGAAGAGGTTGTCTTTAGGACGCTCCACTTGAACCAGTGGCTCCGGTCGGAATCCAAGTGGCTGCGACACGGCGCGTGGGAAGCCAACAACGCCCCCCTGCGGCCCACTGCCGGCCGCGTTGCCTATTGCGGCCTCGACTTGTCGAGCACATCGGACACGACGGCGTTCGTCGCGGTATGGCCCGACGATGACGGCACGTTCGACATCCACTGCCAGGTCTTCATCCCAGGCGACAACGCAGAGAAGGCGTCGAAGACCGATCGGGTGCCGTATCGGCAATGGGCGAAGGAAGGGTTTGTTACACTAACAGAAGGCGATATTACGGATTACGACGTGGTTCGCGACTACGTTCTCTCGTTTTGCGAGAAGAATGCGGTTCGGGCTGTAGCAATCGACAGATGGAATGCGACGCACCTCACGACGCAGCTCGCGTCTGAGGGCATCGACGTGAAGCCGTTCGGCCAAGGTTTTGCGTCGATGAGTTCGCCGACGAAGTTTTTGAACACTCTGATTTTGGGCCAGAAACTACGGCACGCAGCGAACCCCTGCTTGGCTTGGCAGATGTCGAACGTGCAAGTGAAGATCGACGACGCCGGGAACCTAAAGCCTACAAAGCAACACTCTAGCTCGACGTACCGCATCGACGCCGCCGTGGCTCTCATCATGGCCTTGGGGCTCGCCAGCGGCGAACTCCACGGCCCCGAAACTGACCCTGAATTGGTGGTGTTTTAGTGGACGAAACCGCCAGCGTCGAAGACTTGGTGGAGATGCGGTACAGCCTCTCCCGCGTGTTCGAGGAGATCATCGGCAACCAGAAGACGGCTGCCGGCGTCACGATCTCGCCCGAGAGCAGTCTCTCATGCAGCGCGGTGCTCGCCTGCGTCCGTGTGCTCTCCGAGAGCATCGCGTCGATGCCATTCAACCTCTACCGCCGGCTCCCCGGCGGCGGCAAAGAGATCGCCGAAGACCAGCCACTCCAGGAAGTGCTCGCCTACCAACCGAACGACTGGATGACGAGTTTTGAGTGGCGGGAGTGGATGATGAGCCAGTTGCTCCTCTGGGGCAACGGCTACTGCCTAATCAAGCCCGGCCGCCGCGGGGCCGTCGACCAACTGATCCCGCTCCATGCCAGCCGCATGAAGGTCGTCCGGCTGGAGAACGGCAAACTCCAGTACCAATACACCGAGGAAGGCAAGCCGACTCCGACGCTCTACCGCCAGGATCAAGTCTTCCACCTGCGGTGGCTCTCGAGCGACGGCGTGACCGGGTATGTGCCGACAACGCTGTCGAAGGATGCCATCGCACTCGCGAGGGCTACGGAACTGCATTCGTCCGCATTCTTTGGGAATGGGGCCACGAGCGGCACCTACATCGAAACCGATCAGCCCCACAAGCCTGAGGCGCTTCAGCGGTTCAAACAGCAGTGGGACGAGGCCCACCGCGGCCCCGACAAGGCATTCAAAACCGTGGTCATGCCGCACGGATTTCACAAGAAGAGCGACCCGGTCAACAACCAGCACGCCGAGCTGATCGCCACACGACGCTACGCCGTGGAAGAAATCTCCAGGGCGTATCGGGTGCCCCTCCATCTGCTTGGCGACCTGACCAACGTCCGCTATTCGACGGTGGAACAAGGGGCCATCGACTTCGCCACGTTCTCGCTGATCCCGCATTGCCGTCGTTGGCAATTTGCCTGCCGTAGGGACTTAATAACAGACGATCGGAATTACTTCGTAGAGTTCGACGTCTCCGCGCTCATGGCTGGCGACTACCAGGCCCGCAGCCAATTTATGCGGGAGATGTTCAACATGGGCGTGCTCTCGGTCGACGAGATTCGCGGCCAGATAGGCTACAACCCGCTCCCTGACGGCGTCGGCAACAAGCGTTTCGTGCAGGTCAATATGCAACTGCTCGACGCCTTCACGGTCAACAATCCGAACGGAGCGACCCAGCCACAGACGGCTCCGATTCCGGCCAACGAACCGGCCACGGACGGCAACGAAGGCCCGGCCCCCGGCGATGCTGCCGTTGGTGGCGAGCGGTCTGCGGCCGAAGTTCTCTTCCGCACGACGCTCCGACGCCTCGCGGCCATCGAAGCGGACGGCATCGTGGAGCGCCGCAGCAAGCCGGCCAAGATCACCGCCTGGTTCGAGGCCCACGAGCAGCGGATGAAGACGGAACTCGTGGACGCCGCCCAGGCGACGGGACGAGACATCGACGCTTTTGTGCATGGGTGGATGGAAGAATCGCGAAACCTGCTGCTGGAGTGCCACCGCTCCGGCAAGCCGTATGAGGAGGCCACGAAGTCATGGACGGATCGTGCGAACTTGAACGACGCCTGATCGGCGAGCAGCCGGGGCTTGAGGTCAAGACAGACCAGAATGGCCGCACGGTCATTCGCGGGTACGCTGCCGTCTTTGAATCGGAGTCGCAGGACTTGGGGGGATTTGTCGAGATCGTGGAGCGCGGCGCGTTCGACGACGTGATGAAGTCGAACCCCGACGTCTTCGGCAAATACAACCACACGCAGGTGATCGGCCGGACCTCGAGCGGCACGATGCGGCTGATGGTCGACGATCGCGGCCTACGGTACGAGATCGACCCGCCGAAGTCTGCCGAAGCGGTCGTCGAATTGATTTCGCGGGGCGATGTTCGCGGCTCGAGCTTCGCGTTCCGCTCGAATCCCAAGGACGAGTCTTGGCAGCGGGATGCCGGTGGCCGGATGATCCGCCGGATCAAGAAGTTTTCGTTCCTTGGAGACGCCGGCCCCGTGGATACGCCGGCCTACCTCGCCACGGAAACCTACGTCAGCAAGCGTGCTCTGGAGATGGCGGCCTGCGAGACGCGGGCGGCTGCGGATTCAATCTCCGTCGGAGACTTCGTGTCGTGGGATTCCTCTGGCGGCATGGCCCGCGGGAAGATCACGAAGATCGTGGACGACGGCCGCATCGACGTGCCGGACTCCGACTTTGGCGTCACGGGCACGCCCGACAACCCGGCGGTGCTCATTCGCATCTACTCCAAGGATGGCGACGGCTGGATGGCAACCGACAAGATCGTCGGCCACCGGGCCTCGACGCTCACGAAGATCGACCCGCTGCCGGAGCCGGAAGCCGAGGATGACGAAGGCGAGCGGGCCGTTTCGATGAAGCCGACGGCCGGCATGGCTTCAGCGGCACGCCGCGGCCTGAAGCTCCACGAAGAAGGCAAAAGCGGCGACGGCTTGAAGCCGGAGACGGTCGCCCGTGCCAATCGCCTGGCCCGACGTGAGGAGATGAACGACGACTGGGTGCGAGAGATGAATGCGTGGTTCTCGCGGCACGAGTCGGCGAGCAAGTCGCCTGGCTGGGACACTCCCGGCAAAGAGAAGCCGGGGTATGTCGCGTGGCTTTTGTGGGGCGGCGACCCGGCGAAGAACTGGTCGGCTCGCAAGGTCAAGCAGCTTGAGGGCGAGCGGAGCGAAGAGGTCGTCGATGAAGAGCGCGACGACTTCGTCGAACCGACGATCGCTGTCGTCATCAGTGCCGACACGACCGACTACCAGTCAAAGATCGCAGGGCTGAAGGCAGAGTTGCTCCGCACTCATTTGCACGCGAGGTAAGTCACAGCCTACATTACAAGATATAAGCCTCACGAAGGATTTCGTGAGGAGCAGTGCGAGCGACTTGAGGATTCTTGTCGCGGCGTGCTTGCGGGCAATACACCCGCCGGCCGCCGCACATTCGCGTTGGCCGGCTCAACAAGGAGCAGGGCCAAAAATGGCGAGCAACCTCAAGCGACTTCAGGACCGTGCCGCGGCGATCGCCGCCCGGATGACCGAACTGGCCGACGTGGCCGAGCGTTCGGAGGAGCAAACCGCGGAACTTCGCAAGCTGTCGACGGAAGCCGACGCGGTGAAGTCTGACCTGGAGTTCGAGGGCACCCTCGCCAAGAAGGAAGCCGAATTGCGAGCGGTGGTCGAGAAGGCCGCCCCCGCCGAGGTCGCCGCTCCCGTCGTGGCCGAGCAGCCCAAGAAGGTCGAGATTCGGGCGATCAACCCGCATCACACGACCCTCCGTGCCTTCAACGAAGGCCCGGACGCCGTCGAGAGCGCCTACCGCTGCGGTCGCTGGATCAAGGCCACCGTGTTCAAGAGCGAGTCGGACATCCGGTGGTGCCGCGAGAACGGCGTCGAGGCCCGCGCCCTCAACGAAGGCAGCAACTCGGCCGGCGGAAGCCTCGTCCCAGAGGAGTTCGCAGCTCGCGTGATTCGCTTGGTGGAAACCTATGGCACGTTCCCTGGCGCCGCCGAGAGCGTGTCGATGTCGCGCGACACGATGGTGATCCCGAAGCGGCTCACCGGCACGACGGCCTACTTCGTCGGCGAAGGCTCGAGCATCACCGAATCGGAGCCCACCTACGGCAACGTCAGCCTCGTAGCGAAGAAGCTCGCCGTCGGCTGCCGGATGTCGTCCGAAGTGGTCGAAGATACGGCCGGCGTGGTGTCGCTTGCGGATGCCGCTGCAACTGAGTTCAGCACCTCTCTGGCTCTGAAAATTGACCAGTGCGGCTGGCTCGGTGACGGCACCAGCGAGTTCGGCGGGATCAACGGGATCACGAACAAGATCAACGGTGCGGCTCACACCGCCTCGGTGGTCACGGCCCTCTCCGGCAACACCGGCTTCGAGACGCTCGACATCGAAGACTTCCTCAACGTCATCGGCAAGCTGCCAATCTACGCCCGCCAGGGTGCAGCCTGGTATGTGAGCCCCGCCGGCTACGCGGCGAGCATCGCTCGCCTCAAGTATGCGGCAGGCGGCAACACGGTCGAGAACGTCGGTGCCGGCAGCGGCGAGTCGTTCCTCGGCTACCCCGTGCGGATGGTGCATGTGATGATCAAGGTGCTGTTCGGCAACATGGCCCTCTCCAGCATCTACGCCCGTCGTCGTGACTTCTCGGTGCGGCTGTTCGATCAGGTGTACGCCACCACCGACCAGCTCCTCCTCCAGGGCACGATGCGGTTCGACGTGAACCATCACTCGCTCGGAACGACGAGCGAAGTCGGCCCCGTTGTCGCCCTCAAGACGGCCTAACTCAAAACCTAACCAGGAGCAAGAACCCAGATGATTCACTCCCAGAACCACCGCGTCGTGGCTGAACTCCCGAATGCGGCAGTCGGTGCGACCGCAACGGCCTCGCTGACAATCGACACGATCGGCTACGACTACTGCTCGCTGACGGTGCTCCGTGGCAGCAACGCCGCGACGACGTTCGCGAACGTGCTCAAGATCGAAGAGTCCGACGCCTCCGGCTCCGGCTACTCCGACGTCACGGCGTTCGTGGCCGGCGGCACGGGCGGTTTCACCGTTCCGGCCATCACGGCTGCCGGCACCGCCTCGACCTCGGTGGTGAAGCTCGACGTCGATACGAAGGCTCGGAAGCGCTACCTGAAGGTGTCCTACACCCCGGCCGCGACCGCCACCGTGGCGATCACGGGCCGCCTCTCGCGGGCTGCGGAAACGCCCGCGAACGCGAGCGACGCGAATGTCCTGACCTGGGTGCGTGGCTAGTCCCGATACAAGCGGGACGGCCATGACGGCCGGCTAAGGCGCAAGGATGCGCGCCCGCTCCTACACAAGGAGCGATAGATGCTGGTTCGTGTCGGTAGTTGTGAAGCCGAGATGCGGGTGTGTGCCGTCATGAGCACGCCCCGCCTCGGCTTCACCGATAATTTCTTCTGCGTCCACTCGGCGCTGACGCCCCATCAGATTCCCGTCATCAAACACACGGGGGTCTTCTTCGGGCAGTGCCTGACGCGGTCGATCGAGAGCGTCATCGACAAGTACGATGCCATTCTCACCATCGACTACGACACAGTATTCTCCAGCAAGACCGTCGAGGCACTCATGGCCTTGATGATGCACGCTGGCGTCGATGCCATCGCCCCGCTCCAGACGAAGCGGGAGAGCCAGTGCGTGATGTTCGCCCTCCCTGGCGTCTCGAGCGACGACAAGACGACGGTCGACGGAGACTGGTTCTCCAAGCCCGTGCAACTCGTCGAAACGGCGCACTTCGGCCTGACGCTGATCAAGACCGACGCGATCAGGAAGATGGCGAAGCCCTGGTTCGTCGCCACGCCGAACGAGCAGGGCGATTGGAATGGCTCGCACGTCGACGAGGATATTTCGTTCTGGAAGGGCTTCGCGAAGGCCGGCAACAAGCTGGGCCTCGCGACGAACATCAGCGTCGGCCACGCCGAACTGATGATCACCTGGCCCAGCCGCGAGGTCGACGGCGGCAAGGTGCAGCAGCACACGACCGACTATTGGAACGGCGGCCAGAAGCCGCCAGAGGCAGCCTGGGGTGTCTTAAAATGAAGATTCGCGTCATCAAGGCGTTCAACGGGTATCGGGTCGGGCAGGTGTTCGACTGGGGCGACGGGATGGCCCGCATCTTCATCGCCCGCGGGATGATCGAGCCGGCCGGCGAGAAGCCCGCCGAGACGGCGATGCTCGAGGAGCGGACTGAGAAGGCCACGGTTCAGACGCAAGCAAGGAAGCGAGTGAAATGACCGTCACGATCACCTACGGCTCGCCGGAGCACCCAGACAGCACGATCACGCCGTATCGCAGCCTGACGCGGTTCACGGCCCCGGCCGTCGAGCCGGTGACGCTCGCCGAGGCGAAGGTGCAGTGCAGGGTCGACGGCACCGACGAGGACGCCTACATCACGAGCCTGATCACCGCTGCCCGCGAGTACGTCGAGAACGTGCTCGACTTGAGCCTCATCACCCAGGTCTGGGAGGCCCGCTATGACTGCTTCCCGCTCTGGGAGATCATCCTGCCTCGCCCGCCCATGCAGGCCGCGACTGTGACGGTCATCTA